GACAAGCAGGGTATGTGGGACAACCCTGTTAAGACAATGGGCGCCATGCGTGACGCATTTTTGCGTGGCACATATCTTGATAGAAACGGCAAATTCGACGAGAAGAAAGCCCGCAGATTTTATCGAGATGATCAGATTGACGCTAAGAATGGTCGTTTAAAGAACGTCACCACGCTTGATGAACAGAAAGCAATTACTTCTTTAATCGCTCAGATGGGCTTCCAGCACCGTACCACTACGGCTATGGCAACTTTTATGAACCCGTTCTTCTTGAAGCGTTCTCAATACACGATTGACTCTTCTAAACGCCAAATGAATCCTATGGAATGGCTCGAAGAGCAGTATGCGAAGGGAAATTGGGGCGTCGCTTCTCAAGAATTCACAGTTGCAATGACCCGTTTAGGCGAGTCAATGAAGCCGTTGGTTGCTGAATTTGCCGACATCACAAGATCGGTTTCTAAATTCATTACTGCCATTGCTGAATTTAATGAAAATCATCCCATGCTTGCCATGATGAACGGCTTGCTTGTCACAATCACAGGTATGGTTCCAGCTCTTGGTTTAGCGGCTTTGGGCTTTAAGAGATTGCATGAGGCGGCAGTTGCTGACTTGCAGTTAAAGGGCGTCATGAAAAGACCGTCTGAAATGGATGGTGTTATTCCAAGTTCATACACAATGGCTCATGCTAAGAGTCCGAATAAGCCGTTAATACCCACTCCGCTGAATAGCAAGTTGTTCCCTGTAGGCTATTTTGATAAGGCTTATCAGCCAGTCAGCGGTTTTTGCGACAAGATTACAACCAAATTCACGAAGACATTTGTTTCTGTTGGAAGCATTGTCGGCAAAATTGGCGGGTTGTTCTTAAAGATGTTGCCTGTCGTCGGCACAGCTTTCTTAGCCTTTGACCTTGCTTCGATTGTTGCGGGTTGGTTCTATGACATCAACATTACTGTTGATGGAGAAACTAAAAAGCTCGGAGACATCATTGAAGAAAGATTAAAAGAGCTTAAAGATAAGCTCGGTATGGGCAAAGCTCAAATTCTGTCTGAAGCTCAGAAGCCTTATGTGCAGATGGTTCAGACCCAGAACAACAATGCTCAACTTTTGCAGGGCGCAAAAGCAGTTTTGCAAACTCTTAAATCCGAGGGCTATCAGGGTCAATATAGCGACGATATTGTTGATGAATTTGGAAATCAGCATTCTGGTATGGGCGTTTTGAGTCAGTTAAAGGCTCAAGGTTTGCTTAACGAAAACGCTTTTACTAAAGAAGGTTTGTTCAATGTCGATACTCTGTCTTTGACTCAGGCTATCGAACAGTTAACAAAAACTGTCGAAACAAACAATAAAACGCTTGCTATTGCTCAGGGCAAGACGGGCAAAGGAATTCGCACAGACGAACAAGGAAGAGCATTACCTGATCAGTCGGTAGCTTCTAAAGCGAACGATAAGATTGCTGAAATGATGTCTGTTTACCAAAAAATCTATGAACAGGCATTAGCAAAATTACAGAAAGCTGATTTTGAGACTGACTTCTTCGGCTATAAGTCCAAAGATGGAAATCGTCGCAAATACAAAGTTGACAACATTCTTGAGCATAAGTACCAAGTACAGCACTATGAAGCATTAAACAAAGAAGACGAAGCCCGCAAAGAAGCAGAATTAAAACGCATTGATGACGTTCTTGAAAAGATTTATGCGCCTGAAAAACTAGCTTTCCAATCTCTTAGCAAAGAGATTAAAGGCAGTGAAGAAGCAATTGCGAAATTCGGCAAGATGCTCGAAGCCCTTGTAGCTAAACAGTTTAAAGCTCAAGGACAATCTGAAATTGCATCCAGCGCTAACGGGGTTGCAAATTATTCATTTGGTCTTGCCGAAGGTGGTGCTTCTGGCGATGTTTCGAGTGTGATGAAGAGCGTCGAAGAAGGGACTTTAAATAAAGCAAAAGTTGTTTCTAAAGACGGTAAAAAGTTTCTTAATGCGATTGACCCGACTAGTTCTGCTGGTAACGGAAAGCCTAAAAATGGAACGGGGACAACTCCTTCTTATTACGTTCCTCAAAACGTTAAATTCGTTAATTCTCTTCAGGCGACTATTGATGAAAATCAAGCTGACCTTGCTTCTATGCTTGCAGGACAAGGCAAGAAGGGCATGGAATATGCGAAAGCCTTTGTTCTCGCTAAGTTGCTGAACGGCGGTCTGTCTTTAAGCAACAAAAATCCGCAAGACTCTCCTTATTTGAAAAAGAAAGGTGATCTTTCAGCAGATAATGTTGATTGGAATAAAAAAGACCCTGTGACTAAAAAGACATTGATCGAACTTGCCGAAATGAAGCGTTTGGCGGAACAAAGCAAGTTAATGAATCAAGCAATTACAAAGATTGCTACAGAAACAGCTCAGGCAGAAGAGAACTATGAAAATGCCGCTTTTATTTTTGAAAACGGCGGTACTGAAAAGTTACCTTCTGCTGTAACAAGTTTCGATAGAGCGGTTGCCAAAGCCCTTACTCAAATCGACAAGTCTTCCAAGCAATTTGAACAACTCAAAGCCTTTTCGCTTTTAGGCCAGTTAAGCGTCGGTTCTTCTGCAATGCTTCAAAAAGCAGTAGAAAATAGAAAAGCTACGCTTGAAATGCGAAAAGAGAGGGAAGGTTACGGTCTGAACTCTACGCAAGCTAGCAAAGTTGTCTTTGATAGAGAGTGGGAAGAAAATCGAGCAAATATGAATGCCGAGATTCTTCGTCAAAGAGACATCATCAAGGCAACCGAAGCCAACAAGACTCTTAATGCAGAAGCGAAGAAGCAAGAGATTGACAAAGCTAACAAGGCCATTCTTGATCTCGAAAATTCTTTCAATGATCGTTATGCAGAGGCTCAAGAAAAGTGGCTTAGAGATAATGCCACAGCGGGTCAGCAGTTAGTTCTTCAATGGACTGATCTTTCTAAAGCATTAGATGATCTTCAGTCTGAGATGATGAACGGGTTCATCGATATGACTGAGCAGATGCTTGACGGAAATCTTGATTCTTGGCGTGATTATGCGTACAACTTACTAAGACTGATTAGAAGACAGATTCTTCAGGGCACTTTTGCTCCGTTGCTTTCTCAAATTACAGGCATGATGAATCAAGGAATCGCAGGATTCTTTGGCAATGATGTCGAAGCAATGAGACAGAAAGCGGGTTATTATCAAGCGGGCAATATCGCAAATGCAATGCTCGGTAACGGGTTTTATAGCAACTTTGTTGCGGGCAACTACTTCAGAACGCCACAAGTTAATCCTTACGACGCTTATTACAGCCCGTATTACACGCACGATTATTCTTCCGCATTGATGTCAGATGATACGGGCGCACAAATTGGTTATACGGGTTCAATTAACGACGGTACAGCGGTATTCGCATCGAGCAACGCTCAAACCTCTTGGTGGAACAGCTTCACAACATCTTTCTCTGATGGCATCGGTGGTCTTTGGAACTCTACAAAGAACTTCTTCGGAAACTTCGGGGACAACATGGGCAAACTTTCCGACGGCTTCTTGGAGTTTTGCGGTAGTCCGATTGAAAGTTTGAAGAATGCCTTTTCTTCTGCTTCTACTGCTATCGGGCAATTCATCATGTCGCTTTCTAGCGGTTCTTCTGGAAGCGGAGTGGGTGGAATTATTAGCAGTGTTGTCGGCGCTGTAGTTGGTGGCGTCGGAGCATCGACAGGCGGTAGTTTTGGTTTAAGTGGAGCTGGTTTTGACGCTTCGGCCGCAAGTAATGCTAATTACTTTGCAGAAGCGGGGAAAGCCGCTTTTAGCGGTTCTGCTTGGACAAGGTTTGCGAAAGGCGGAGTAATGACATCGAACGGAGAGCTTGATCTTCGTAAGTATGCCAGTGGTGGTATTGCGAACTCTCCTCAGCTTGCTTTATTTGGCGAAGGTTCAATGCCTGAAGCCTATGTTCCTCTGCCTGACGGACGTTCGATTCCTGTTTCATTCAGAGGTAACGGAACAGGTGAGTCTGTTGGGGGGAACAATATCAGCATTGTTATCAATGTAAGCAATACAAACAACGGTTCTGCCGAAACCCAAACTGCCGACGCAACTCAAGCAGGCAAAGATTCTACTGACATGGCAAAGCTCGCCAACCGAATCAAGACACTCGTTAGACAAGAAATTATTACGCAGTCTCGTCCTGGCGGACTTCTTGCGGGAGCATAAATGGAATATCCGAAATTTACTTGGAGCCCTGACTTGGGGGCTACTTGTGAGGAGCAGCCATTCGTAAACGTCACCAAATTCGGTGACGGTTACGAAACTCGTGTGGGTTATTTAATCAACACAACTCCTCGAAACTGGTCTGTAACTTTTACAACAAACTTAGAAACGCACGCTTCAATCAAAAAGTTTTTGAGAGAGCGGGGCGCTTCTGAAACTTTTGAATGGAAGACGCCCGAAGGAGAAACCCTTCATTTTGTTTGTCGGTCTTGGACTGGCAAGCAAACAAGTTTCGGCGTGTTTGAGCTGTCTGCAAAATTTGAACAGGTATTTGAATAATGACGATTCAAACAGAACAACAGACTTTAGCTCCCACAGCTTTAATTGAGATGTACGAGCTGACATTGCCGAATGCCGAAGCAAACGAAGAACCTTTCCGTTTTCATTGTGGCACATCTGGTTTTAGCACGAACATAAAATGGAAAGGTAAAGAATATACAGCTCTTCCTATCGAAACCGAAGGCTTTGACATTAACACGCAAGGCAGTCTCCCCAAGCCCAAACTAAGAGTCGCTAATGTCAACGGTATTTTCTCCGCTTTGCTTAGAGAGTGTGACGATCTTATTGGCGCTAAGTTGGTTAGACGAAGAACATTCGCTCGATACCTTGATGCTGATAATTTTCCTAATGGGAATGATTCGGCAGACCCTACTCAAGAGTTTCCCGCTGATATTTGGTTTGTTGACAAAAAGACAACTGAGACTCGGTATTTGATTGAATGGGAATTAGCCAGCGCTTATGACCTTCAAGGCGTGAAACTTCCGAGAAGACAAATTATTCAAAACTCTTGTCAGTGGCGGTACAGAGACGGTAATTGTAATTATCAAGGCGCCTTTTATGACAAGAACAACAAACTTACAACCAACGCAAAAGAAGATACGTGTCCTAAGACTTTAAAAGCGTGTGAAGTGCGTTGGTATTCCTACGGCGGTCAAGGGTGCATTCTGCCCTTCGGCGGTTTTCCTGGAGCAACGAGAAGCTAAATGAAAGTAACTAAAGAACTTTTTAATTTGATGAAAGAAGCGGGAATTAGAAACTTTCCCAAAGAATCTTGCGGTTTGATCTACAAAAGAGGCAAGAAAGGCGTTCCAGTTGAATGTAAAAACATCTCTAGCGAACCCGAACATAACTTCTTGATCTCTGCTTCCGAGTACGCCGAAGTGCTCTGCAAAGGAGAAATCATCGGAGCATGGCATACGCACTGCAACACCGACGCAAAACCGAGCGACGCAGACAAACAAGGATGCGAAAACACTGAGATGACTTGGTTCATCGGAGAGGTGCATAAGAATGAAAAAGGTGAAATTTATTTTGGCGAGAACATTGAAGTTCTTGTACCTTCTGGTTTTGTACAGCCTTTGGTCGGAAGAAATTACTGCTATGGCACGTTTGACTGCTATACCCTCCTCAGAGACTACTACAAGCAAGAATACGACATCGACCTCGGAGAATGGGAGCGAGACGAAGACCCTTGGATGAATGAAGAAGGCTACTTCGAGCGCAAAGCCTCTGAAATTGGTTTCCAGAAAATTAACGGTACGCCGAAGAAAGGCGACATCTTCTTGATTCAGATGGGTACAAACGGCGCTGATCACGTTGCTATCTATGTCGGAGATGACAAGATTCTTCATCACATCAACAGTCGTCTTTCTAACACTGACATTTACGGCGGTTCTTATTGGCAGATGCACACGCTTTCTCATTGGAGACATAAAGATGTTAACGAAAATCTATCTTGAGGGAGCAATGGGCAGAAACTTCGGTAGAGAGTGGACGTTAGACATTCATACTCCTGCCGAAGCATTTCAACTCATTCAAGCAAATATTCCAAGATTTGGTCAATGGATTAGAGACAATCTGAAGCGCTATGAAAAGTGCATGATTATCTGCAAGTATGCAGACGGAAGAATTGAAGCATTGGACGAAAAGACAATGCTCATGCACAAAGAGGCTCAAGAAATTCATTTTGTGCCGACAGTTTACGGCGCAGGTAAATTTATGGGCGCTATTGTTGGCGCAGTTATGGTTGTAGTTGGCGCGCTTTGTTGGTGGGCTGGCGGCGGAGCTTGGGGTGTTGGGCCAGGAATTTCATTGTTTGGCCAAAGCATGATTGTGGCTGGTGCTGGACTTTTACTCAGTACAGTCGTTACAGCGATTATGGGAAGAGTAAGAGGAAATAGTAGCAGTGATGACGACCAAACTTCCTACTACTTTAACGGCGCTCAAAACACAACTCGACAGGGCGTGCCAGTTCCTTTGATTTTCGGTCGCTGTAAAGTTGGTTCAGCCGTTATCAGCTCCTCTATTAACGTCTCAGATCAAAGCGTTACTCCGACAGGCAAGCCTGGAATTGTTGAAGTGGTTAAAGACAGAAAAGGCGTTCAATGAAAAATTATGTAGCTGGTGCTGGTGGTAGTAAAGGTAGCAAACAGTCAAACGACAAGAACACTCTTTTCTCGATTGCCTCGCTTCAAGTCTTGGACTTAATCTCCGAAGGTCAGATCGGAGGTCTTGTTGACGGCGCAAAGTCCATTTATTTTGATGACGTACCTCTTCAGAACCAAACAGGCTCTTTTAACTATGACAATGTTTATGTAAAAGAAGCTAGAGGCACGCCTTATCAAGACATGATGCAGGGATACGAGAATACCGTTATCCCCATTGAGGTCGGGGCGGAAGTTAAAAACGGCTTCCCCGTTGTTCGATCAATTACAGAGACAATCGCTGACAAAGTTCGTTGCGGTATCACCATTCCTTATCTCTACAGAGTCGATAATGGCTTAAAAAAGACCTCTATTGAGTTTAAATTTGAAATTGCCATCAATAACGATGACTTTGTTGATTACGGCACGCAAAAAGTTGAAGGCAAAACTTCTTCTCAGTATCAAAGAAGCTACACGTTTAACCTCCCTCAGCGGGACTCTAAGGGCAAAGCGCCCGAGCGCTGGTTAATTCGTCTGACAAAGTTATCTCCCGAAGCGGATGACGACTACGTGGCCGCACTGAGTTTCACAACGATGTTTCTGATTTCAGAAACGAAGTTGAATTATCCAAACTCAGCGATTATTGGTATCTCTGCAACGGCCGAGAACCTTTCTTCAATTCCGACTCGTTCGTACATTGTTGACGGCTTGATTCTGCAAGTTCCGAGCAACTATGACAAAAAGACCAATACTTATAACGGAATTTGGGACGGCACCTTCAAGATGGAGGTTACTGACAATCCCGCTTGGATTCTCTATGGTTTGCTGACTAATACCCGTTGGGGTTTGGGCGAATTCATTAAGCCTGAACAGATCAATAAATCCAAGCTCTATGAGATCGGTCGTTATTGTGATGAATTAGTTGATGACGGCTTAGGTAAGAAAGAAAAACGGTTCTCAATTAACACTCAGGTTACCGAGCGTTCTGAAGCCTATGAGTTAATCAACTCCATTACTTCTGTTTTCAGAGGTATGACCTATTGGGCAATGGGTCAGGCCAACTTCACGTGCGACAAACCCACTGAGCCGTCGGTTCTTTTCACTCAAGCCAATGTTGTCAACGGAGAGTTTCGTTACGCAGGCTCTTCCAGAAACGAGCATCACTCAGTTGCTTTAATCACTTGGAACGACCCTGATCAAAACTACAAGCAGGTTGTAGAGTACGTTGAAGACCGAGAGCTTATTGAAAAATGGGGCGTTAGACAGTCTGAGTTAACACTTTTCGGCTGTACTTCTCGTGCTCAAGCAATTCGTGCTGGCAAGTGGATTCTCTACACTGAGCAGTATGAATCCGACATGATCTCGTTTACCGTCGGTTTGGATGCCGCTTTAGTGCTTCCAGGCGACATTATTAAGATTCACGACCCCTATCATGCAGGCAGAAGACTTGGCGGACGCTTAAAGTCTTACACAACTACTTCAGCCGTTCTTGACGCAGTAACGCAGTTAAAGAGTGAAGCCAATCCGAAAATTTCAATTCGGATGCCTGACAACACATTCGTCACGAGAACACTGAAAATCTCTGATGATGAGCCAAGAGCCGAGGTCTTTTGGGACGAACCTTTGCCCGAGCTTCCCGTTGACTATGCAATTTGGATTATCGAAGAAGAAAATCTCGTACCTCAGATTGCACGTGTTGTAAACATTGCTCAGGGCGAAGATAAGGGCACTTTCAATATTGATTGTATTAGCTACAACAAAGGCAAATATGATCTGATTGAAAAGGGTTGGGAAATTCAGCTTCCCAATACTTCAGAAATTGACCCGTATGATGTTGGCAAACCCAATAACCTCAATATCTCGGTTTCCATCTCTAAGTCCGCTACAGGTATTAGAACAGGTAATCTTGAGCTTTCTTGGACGGCTGGTAAGAACAATGCTTCTTGGGTTGTCGAGTATCGAACGGAAGACAAGGACGGCAACGGAGACGAATGGACTTCTGTTGAAGTTAATTCTCCTTACTACACGATCTCTAACGCACAGAATGGCCTTTATCACATCAAGATTTACGCCAAGGGCGTACTTGGTACACTTTCTACTGAGCTAGAGACCTATTATGACGCAGAAGATTCTTTACCGTCTCCTGACGATATTCAAGACTTCACGATTACTAAGCGCTCAACTTACTTACAGCTTGACTGGACACCCGTTGAAGGCGCGCTCGGTTATGAAATCAGAATTGGTGATTCTTGGGACGCTGGCGAAGCGATTATTACGAACTTTGCAGGTAACTCGTTTGTTCACTATCAGGATAAAGCGGGCATTTATTACTACCATATTCGGGCGATTAACTCTGACGGCAGTCTCTCTAAGCACGTTACAACGACAAGACTTGATCTTCACGCTCCGATTACACCTGAGAACTTCCAAGTTGTACGTTCTAATGAGCGTCTTGAGCTGAAGTGGGATAGTAACCCCGAAACAGATATTACTTTCTATGAAATCCGAGAAGGTATTAACTGGACGGCTTCTACGCTTGTTTGTCAGTCAAAACTCAATCATGCGACTATTCCGGTTGGCGCACAGACAAGAAGAAAATTCTGGATTAAAGCAGTCTGTATGCCTGGAATTTATTCTGAGTCTGCTGACTGGTATGAAATCGGTGTAACCAACGACAAAGATAAGAACATCATCATCGAAATGCACGAACGTGGATTAGGCTTCTCTAATCACCGAGTGTATATGTCTGATCGAGGTGACGATCTTGTCATGGATGATGATAGAAAGCGTTCGGAGTACATCATCCCTGTTGATCTCTTCAAGAAGCATTATGCGCATAACTCCTTCTCAACCTCTGTCACAACGATTGCTTGCACAGGTGAAGATACAACCACTTGGGAAGATTTAACGTGCGACTTTGAAGCTCCTGGCGCAGAGCGAGCTTGGAACTTAGAAGGAGACCAAGACGGTATCGTTGCTTATAAGCAGATTGCTCTTGAGTACGGTTTAGGCTCTTCAGACATTGAGGGAATGTCACTTGAAAACACAACTGATACGCTTTCGGGCAAGCAGGCAATATCAGCTCAAGCGCATTATGAACCTGCCCGATATGCTCTTGGAATGACCATGAATTTGATCACAAGCGCTAAGTGGCAGTTAGTTGATGTGCCAGAGCACTTTAAATTCAGTTTTTGGTTTAAGGCAAAAGATCAGGGGCGGAATAAGTGTGCTGAGATTCTGATAATGCAGACTCAAGACGGCGCTGGCTGGTACAAGATTTACTACAACACGGAAGAAAAGACATTAAATCTTGCTTGCAGTGACGGGAAAGACATCTCTTTTGAAACTGAGTTTCTTGCAGATGATTACTTCTGTATTGCGTTCTATCAAACAAACGTCACTCGCGGCTTTGGTTACGGCATTCTTGGCAAGCAGGTTGAGTTCAAAACGACCCCCGCATTTCCGCAGGGTCAAATAAAACTATTGTCAGTGGGGAATGCTTAATTAACCACTTGACAATATGGCAAAATTTTGCTAGACTTTTCAAGTTGAAAAATAATAATAAAAATGATTAAATCTGACACCTTCAAATTAGTAGGCTCTCTTACAGCCGAACTTCACAAAGCAGACGGTTCCTACGAAGTTGTTCATAAGCACAATGCCATTCTTGATGTCGGTTTCGATTTCGTTGCCGACGCTATTGGTAACGCTTCTGCTCGTCCTGCTGTTATGAGCTACATCGCTGTAGGTACAAGCACTACTGCCGTTTCTGTTGATCAGACAGCTCTTCAAACTCAGTTAATGGCGAAAGCAGCCACATACGCTCATACTGCTGGCACAAAGACATTTACTTTTGAGACGACATTCAACAAGGGCGAAGCCACAGGCGCATTGACCGAAGCAAGTGTGCAGAATGCGGAAACTGACGGCATTTTGATTGACCGAGTTGTGTTCCCAGTTATCAATAAGGGCGATGACGATACCCTTAAGATGACATTTACTTTCACAATGTCTCAGCCGTCTAGCTAATGACAACCATTGTTGTATCTCCTGCTTCGACAAGATACAGAACATGGATTAGCGAAAATTCGGGCTTAGGGACTTGGGATGATCAGCGAGACTGGCTCTGGCATCATCCCACAAACTACACTGCATCAATAGATGAAGCCCTTGCGGTAAGCAAAACGTTTCGTTTTGACATTGAAAGCAATCTCAAAGAACTGCTGACTTTCTTAGAAGCCAAATCAGCACAAATTCATGTTCCGTTTAGCGAAGCAATCGAGTTTGAATACACTCTGAATACTCTTTTAGTTCTAGTAAAAGAGTTTGAGGAGCTTTTTGTCGTTGAAGAGACGAAAACTGAGAAAGACATAAATAAAAATGTCGAAGATAAAATCTTTTTTGCTGAACATTTGGCAAAAGATGCGGAGCACATGGTCTTTGAGGCATTGCAACTGCTCGATCAATGTGATCGACAGATCGCTTGGATTAGAAATCACTCAGAGAACTACACGGTTGCAGAGACAACGGTCGAGAAAGAGATTGGCGTATTTAAATCACAGTCACTCAATTTCTATGATGCGATTAAGGAAGTAGCCCGAGGTGTTATTTCCGATTTGTTCTTTCAAGAAGGGATTTGGACGAAAGAAAGTCTGGATAAGTTCATGCGCAACGGCGGTCGTCATGTCGGATATACGACATTTAGGGAATTCATCACTGGTGACTACGAATATCAGAAAGCGCTCTTCAGATTGGCTTTAGAGGCTACAACGGCTGACCGAGCATTAGTTGAGCAAATTGATGTGGCTATTGACGTTGATGACGTTTATGACCGAGGCTCTACAAGCGTTACGGATAAGAATTACGGCGCAACCGTTCACTTCTCAAGAGAATTCAGCGTTGCTCCCGAAGTGACGGTAACAATGCGTGGCGGAAATGCTTTAGAAGCCATTCGTCCGATTGTAAGTAATGTCAGCACAACTGGCTTTACCGTGATGCTCTACGACGTTGAAGGAAACAAAACTACAGGCACGTTCACTTGGACGGCGGCGGGATACTAAATGAGAAAAATAATATCAGTATCTGGCGGAAAAGACAGCACGGCCGTTGCTCTGCTTGCAATGGAGCAGAATAGACCCGAGAATGTAATCTTCATTTTCTGCGATACAGGTAACGAGCACTACAAAACTTATGAATACTTGGAATACCTTGATGACTATTTTCAATCAAAAGGTTTTTCAAAAATCGTAAGACTGAAATTAGACAGTACGGAAAAGCTGAAAAGAAAAGCGGAAAGACTCAAAGACCATCCTGAAATCGCAAAACACATCCGACCGACAGGTAGTGCATTTTTAGACCTTTGCTTGGTCAACGGTAGATTTCCTGGCTTTACTAGTAGATTTTGTACAAAAGAATTAAAACAAAAACCCGCAAATGACTTTATTGCTCAGTTTCTTGAAAATGGAGAATCTGTAGAAGTTTGGACGGGTGTCAGAGCCGATGAATCTATAAAACGTGCAAAATATCCCGAAAGAGAGTTGAGACTCGAAAATAAAAAAACGGGTGCTCAAGCTTGGGATGTGAGACCGATTTTAAGTTGGACGGTCGAAGATGTTTTTAGAAAGATTGAAGATAGCGGAATTAAAGCCAATCCGCTGTATGCAATGGGATTTGCTCGTGTTGGATGCACGCCATGCATTTTCGCAAACAAGAAAGAATTAAAACTTTTGAGCGAATTGTCTCCCATTGAGTTTTACAAGATTGAAGCGTGGGAAAAATATCTTCAGAACGGCTCAATTAACGGCTCTTCTACTTATTACTATTCCGAAAACCATGAGGGCGTTTGGGCAAAAGTTAAGTGGGCAAATACCTATATAAAACGTGGCAGGCCCAAGAAAGTACAGGTAGAAAATGGCGGCACAAGGTTATAAAGAAATTCAATTAACGACACCGTTAAAAGACTCGTTGCCGTTAATTTTGCACAATGACGAAGCGAGCATTACGTGTAGCGCTGGCATTGTATTTCCCACTGAAAATCTGAAAGAGGGAATGCTTTGCTTCAGATCAGACCTACAGCGCTTATTTCAGCGCAGACAGGGTGTTTGGGTTGATATTCTTGAGAGTCTTGATAACGACATCATCGAACTCGGTGAAGCGATTGTAGAAGCGTTTGATGAGGTTAATGAGGTTGTTCTTCAAACGAAAGCTGATGAAAGTGAATTTCAAGCGCTAAAAACAGCGTTCGAGGCTTTTAAAGCAGATGTTGAAGCTAACTATGTGAAGAAGACAGAAGCAACTTCTACTTACTTGACTAAGAACGACTTCCAGACTCAGATTGACGAGGCTTACGCAAGTCTTGAATCTGCTTTAGGCGAAGAAACTGGTGCCGAAACCGAAACAGAAGCAGGTAGCTAAATGGCAACGATTAAAGAGTTAATTGAAAAAGCAGGTCAGGTTGCAGTATTAAAAGCACATCCAGTAGGTAGTTACTTCATTACCGAAGAAGATAGAAATCCTGCTGAAATTCTTGGACTTGGGGGGGGGTAAGTACTTGGGTTAAACTCGAAGGTAGAGTTTTACTCGGAGCAAACTCAACTTATCCAGTAGGTAGTGAGGGCGGGGAAGCGACACATAAACTGAGTGTTAATGAAATGCCCGCACATCTTCACGGTCAAAATATTAACGGCTCGGGAACCGATGGTTGGAAGAACACTTACGGAGCGATGGTAACGCTCCCTGACAATAAATCAGGACGAGCAGGTTATGCCGCCAATAGCACTCAAAACGGATGGATTGTTGGCTCTAACAGAATTAACACAGATAACACTGGCGGAAATCAAGCTCATAACAACCTACAGCCTTACAGAAGCGCATACATTTGGCGAAGAACAGCGTAAATGAATTTAGAACAACTATTAGAAAAAGCGATTCAGAAAGCGAAGTTAGAAGCCCACCCAGTGGGTAGTTATTACTTTTCTGATGTATCTACCCCCCCCCAAGTGAAATTTTCGGCGGAACATGGGTACAAATAAAAGATAGGTTCATTCTGACCGCAGGAGATACCTATCAACAAGGGCAAACGGGTGGCGAAGCGACTCATAAATTAACTCAAGCGGAATTGCCCAAGACCCAAGGCGAGTTGTTTATGGCTGTGCCTTCTTATCACGGAAATTACCGAACAGGCATAGTGAAAGAAACCTCAAGAAGCGGTTTGAGTTTACAACCAGCTCCATCAACGGTTGAAGGATCAACCACCCAATGGGGCTATGTTTGGAGTTTCGGCAATGACCAACCTCATAACAACCTTCCGCCCTATGTAGTTACTTACTGTTGGAAACGAACAGCATAATGAATTTTTGGTAAATGACAAAGACTTTAAAAGACTGTATCGACTTAATCAAAACCTCACTCGAAAAGAAAGCTGAAGTGGGGGGGGGGTAGTTTCGTTTAAACAAGTTTCAATTTCCGATGATTTATCAGTTGTTGGAACAGCTTGGTTTAATGGCCCGACTGTCGCCCAAAAAGATTTATCAGTAAACGGAACAACTTGGATAAACGGAGCGGGTAGAGTAAATTCCAACTTCACGATTAACGGCACCACGTACTTAAATGGCGAGACGCAAACTCAGTTAATTGTCGTTAACAGATACAATGGTGAGGGCGGAGAAATTGTCTTGAAGGGCAGTAGAGATGATCTGCCAGATTTTCATCTTGATGAAGCGTGGGGCAACGCACGAATTTGGAGTAGCAAGAATAACCGCTTAGTCACTCAATGGTCTTTGACATAAGAAAAGAGAAGGGTTGTTCACTCCCTTCTCTGATGAAGTTCAAATAAGTTGAAGACGGACTTTTCAAACTTCGGGGCAGAATTATAAAAGAATTGCCCCGACTGCAATACCGAGTTTCGAAACAACTCACTAACGGGAGTTCACGATATTAGCAATCGGGGCAATAACTTTTTCAAAATTATCGTCTTTAGATTAAGAGCTAAATCATCAGACGAAGGTTATTGTACAAGCTTTTTCAATAAATGGGTTTAGGCAAAGTATAGGCAGTTTTAAATTGCCACAAAATAATAAGAATTAGAAATGCCAAAGAAAACAAAAACAGAAATTAAAACCGCCATTAAGAACGTACTGAATAAAGTAACAGTCGGAAGCACTGGCGGCACCATAAATGGATCTATCACGATTGATGGAGAGGGAAATTTCTTAAAAGCTCCAAAAATAATTGTTGGAAATGATGATTTAGCTGATCTTATCGAAGAAGCAGGGAAGGTTAAAACTATCAACGGATGTTTGCCAGATGAAACGGGAAACATCACGCTAACTCCCGCTGATGTCGGAGCTTCTGCTTCCGATCACACGCATGATTATTTGCCGAGCGACGGAAAGGCGGTTTCGGCAACTACCGCAGATACAGCTACAAAAGCGACACAAGACGGGTCAGGTCAGGTAATTACTGACAACTATATTAAAGCCGTTAGTGTCAGCGGAAGAACCGTGACTTTCACTAGAGGAAATGGCACAACTTTCTCTATTACAACTCAAGACACTGTTACAACTAACTCTTCTAATTGGTCTGTTTCTAATGGAACTAATGGATGGGCACGTGATAATTCAACTGGATTTACCATTCAATGGGGGAGAATGAATACTGGGTCACGGGGCGATAGATGGACTGGATTTCCGAGAGGGTTTAATTCCGCACTTGCAGTGTTAGTTTCGAGCGCTGGATTTTCAAGCGATGCGAATAACTATTCTTGGTGCGACTCGGTCATTAACTTCAATAACAGTGGCGTGACTATTAGAACTCATTCTGAGGATTCTGGCCGAACGTCTAGTTGGTGTATGTATTGCGCTTTCGGTTTCACGTGATAACTCAACAGGTTTCACAATAGTGTGGGGCATTTATAACGGCACAGGCAACGGAAATGAACAACGAAATGGCCCTTTTTCTTTTCCAAGAAGTTTAAGTTGTCACGGGATTCACACCTCGCTAATTAACTCTGATTCCAATTTCACCGCCTATGATTGCGGTTTTCAACCTTATCAATGGAATAATTCTCAATTTTGGGTAGTACAACAAAATTATGGTGGAGACGCTTGGTTTACGAGATTTTTTATGACAGGCTTTGGATTTAGCTAAAGCCCACCGCTATCCACCGAACATAGCCAGACATTGTTCCATAAATGTCGCAAGTAAAAGTCGAATTAGATAGACCGTTAATGTTTATAGGTCGTTCGCTACTGTTCAAGACTGCCGTAATTGACCTAACGGTTTTGAATGTCTTGGGAAACGTTACTGTCCCGCCATCATTGATCTGAACACCTCCCCATTCAATGGTAAAAGTTGTTGAATTATCACGTGTTATGAGAATCCACAAGCTATATAAAACGCTGGAAATTGATTTCCATCACTGGCTTGCTCTAAGTTAAACCCTGAATTATTAGGCCATCCGCTTAGAGCCAATCTTGCAATACTGTAAGAACCTGCTCCGCTCTGAGAAAAACTAACACTCTTAAACGAACTAAAGCCTCTCGGAAACCCATAATAAGTTTGACCTTGATTGAGTCTTCCCCACTGAATGGTAAATCCCGTGGAGTTATCACGTGTTAAGAAAAACCGAAGGCCACCCAATAAACTCCATTACTAGAACCTGTATCGTATTGATAAATTCTCATACTTGAGCCAGATTCAATGTTTATTGTTATCGTTCCCTGGTTGCCCGTGTGAGCATCTGCTTTTCTATAAGTGGCTAAAGCTGAATGACATGAGCTGAATGCTCTTGAGAACCAAACTTGTATATTGCCTCTATAAGCGACTGCGCATACGCCCCAATTTATTGTGAATCCTGTTGAATTATCACGTGTCTAGCTGAAACCGAAGACAATATAATTCACGCTTCCGTTGCCTGACTGATATCCATAAACACT